ATGATTAAAAGGATACTCTGCACTGTATGTATTTTCAGGTGTATCAAAGGCCGTGCCACTTGAAGCGGCCAGGGCCTCGTCTTTGGCATTGTTAACTTCCTCAAAGGCCGCACTTGGAATGTCTGTAATTCGTGCCAACTCTCTGGCCTCGATACTGCTGTGTTCTACTTCGTTTACTGATAAACGATTATTATCAGGTTCATCTATGTATCTAGGATACACTGACACTTTACGTTGGCCTTCTCCTTCTTGTAGTGAACCATCATAATACAAACCCTCGGCCGTATTAGGATCATAAAACCCTTTATTAGGATGGCCGTATTCACTTGGTTGGCCTGGCAATGAACCAAGTATGATTGGCTCTTGTGAACTTTGGCCGTCTTTAAAGAAACCTATTACCCAACTACCTTCAACAAGGCCGAGAGGTGATTGACCTATGCCAGATATACCTGAAGAAGTAATTGGTAACATTACAGATGCCCATGGCAAATCTGAAGAAGGCAAGGCCGTCTTGTCGTCTGTGTGATAACCTAAACATCTCACTCTTACACGGCCGGTCTTTGTTGGATCATCTCTATCCTCTACAACACCTATAAACCATATGAAACCATCGTGGCCTAAGAAGTTATTTGGCATTTTCATTTCCTTTCAGCAGGCCTTGGCATAAAATTCCGATAAATGTCTGTCTTATATCCATCTCTGATTCATATTTATTATGGTCTTTTTTATGTGCCTTAAATGATAAGGCCGACTTGGTCGGTTGCGAAGCAACTCTCTTATGGCATGTATTAAGTACGCTTTGTAACGTTTTTATTACATATTCTCTCTGACAAAGTCTTTCTTTCATGTATTCTGTCATTATTTGGCATATGTCTGATAGATAATCTGTAAATATCTCTAATTTCTTAGATATTGTGTACATATTGGCTTTGATAAGGCCTTGGTATATGTCTCTAAAAATTTTTTCTAAGCTTTCTCTGAATAGGTTAAGAGTTGTCATCCTTTTCTAATACCTGATATACCTTTCTTTGCCTTGTCTTTGTATTCTTCTAATGTACTCTTTTTGTTTGTAAGTTTGTTGGCAGGTTTAAACTTGGCTTGTAGTTTTTGATTTAATGATTCTTCGGTTAGACCTTCAGCAGCAAGAGTTTTTTGTCTTGTTGCAAGTGCTTCTGCGTCTTTTTGTTTTAACAAATCTCTCTCATCTTTGGCAGTAAATGTTGTGCCATTAAACTCTGCTTGTTGTTTTCTTAGATTTACGATTCTTTCTGAAGCTAAAATAGACTCTCTTTCGTGTACCATCATTGATATACGATATTCTATTTCTTCTTCGGATACTGTTTTGTTCTTTTGTGCCGAGACTAATGCCTTTTTGTACTTACGCCATTGTTGTTTTCGTTCTTCTATTATACCTGTTGTGTAGTACATTGTAAGAGCAATTGGTGGAAATGGATCAAACTTCTTAACTGCGGTCTTTTTAACTACTGGTTTTTTAACTGGCACGTCTGGTACTAATTCTTCGACTTTTGTAATTGTGGCAGGCACGTCTTTGTTCTCTATTTGTTCTACTGGCACAACTGTTTGATTTTTGATATCTACAATTGGTTCTGCGATTTCAGGTTCATCACCTGTTTGCGTAGCAAATCTGTTCTCATTTGTGGATTGAAAGGTAAACTGATCTAATGACGTTTCTAATGGTGAGGCAAGTGTTTCTTTTGCAACTGTCATTATTGTTCTATGTTTGCCTTGATCTAGGTCAAAATTATGTCTTAAATCTGTTATTAAGTATCGACCTGATAGATATATGTTATATCGCTTATCTGCATGTTCATATACTGCGGCCGCATATGATGGCACTTTTACATTTATGACTTGACCTACGTTTAATGTTGTGTTACCTGGTACTGTCATTTCAAGTTTAATAACATCTAATACACGTTTTAAGTGATTTCTGTATGGTAGTATTCTATTTGTCTCATAGCCGTTCGCCATGACGTTGTTGTGAATATTTGATGTGTTACTTGCAACCATCGTTTTTCCCTCTGTAAAGTCGCTATAGAGTGAATAACGACCATATTTGTTCATAGCCTTCTCTGACGGATCGGCTGCTGATAATGGTAATGCACTATACTTTACTGCGAACTCATCATCTACATTTTGATTTTCTAAATGTGGAAACTTGTAATAATCGGCAGCATAGTTAAATTCTGTTTTTGTAATTGTTTTGTTATATGTGTCGTGTGCCAATACTGTGTTTGAAAATACACCATCAGTTGATTCTTCTAATGAGTCTGTCTTGTTTGAGAACTCATGTGAATAAACTCTAAACAGTGCTGACATATCAGGATTGTTTGGATTTGATGGATTAGGCACATCTGAGGTGGCAAGTTCATAAGTTATTTCTGTTTCTAATGGTGATCCATTTTCAACATCTTTCATCATACTATCGTATGATCTAAAATGAAAACCTCTTGTTGTTTCATAAAAGTGAAATGATGGTGTGTTTGTGTAATTTGATAATGCTCTTGTTGACAAGAACTCTATGGCATCTAATGGTCTTAAATTAGGCACAACTACTTTTTTATTTTCTGAACTTGGTTCTACATATAATCTTTTGTGACTAGCAATACCCCATTCAGATTTAAATATGTTTGAAACGGCCTTGTCGTATGAACCTGTAAAGGCACGACTTACTCGTTTTCTTGTGCTTCGTATTGCCTCTGCTGATATGAAGTCAAGCACAAATATTTGATTTCTATGTGTTGCTATTGATTGAGCAGCAATATTGTGAACATACATTTTATGCTTTGTAAAATCTATTTCACTGTTTGTTTCTGTCTCAACAGGTGTTCTTACTTTAAATTCAACAAACTCTTTTCCAATAATAGGAAACTGCTCAACAGTGGCACGTTGATCTACAAACGTAATTGATCCTGATAGTGTGTGATTGTCAATACTCTCGTATATGTTGATTGTAATTACATCATCGGTAATGTCTAAAGCATCACCTTTGTAATTGTATAAGATAATATCACTTAGACGAAAATCATCAGCGTATTTTAGATTATTATCTGTGTAAGTTGTTTTTGCCATTTCATTATCTAGTTATAATTCGTTGATACTCCTGAACAAAGTCTTCCAAGTATTCAGGATTTAGTATTTTGATTAATCTTTTTTTTGTTTGTAGTCGTTCTTCGTATTCTCTATTTGATACAGGATATGCATTAGGATAATCTGCGTTGACTTCTATTACATGTGAGTTATCAAGTGATGCTGTAGGACCACTTAACTGATCTATTTCATAATGATGTATTGCACCTGGATTTTCGTATTTGTCTTTTAAGTATTTACCAAACTGCACTTGACTCATCGGCCAGTCATAGTAACGTGATTTGATTTTGTTTACTGACATAACTACCCAATGATAATAAACTGAGTCATAAAATCTGTTTGAAACCATTTCAGGAGTTTCACCATCTTTTACTTCGTACTTGTCTAATAGAACTGCCTCATCAACAATACCGTCTCTTACTTTAAAGAAACGAAATATATCTGTGATAAGATTAAATTCTTCTTTGCCTTCTAAGTCGTAAGCAATTTTCGGTAATGTGTTAAAGTATTGCATGTTTATCCTGGAACCTCATCATAACCTGATATTCCGTTATATCCTTTTGCGGCATCCCGCCTATCAGCAGCATCCTTGTCTGCCTTAATTTTTGTGTTAGTAGGTCCTTCAAGGTTTTTATACAAAGTTGATCTATCTGCAATTTCAACTTCTCTAAATGTTAATGTTACATCTGTTTTAATTGGTTGAGCACCATGTTGATTGCCTCTAAATGTGGCAAACTTCTCACCACCGTATTTGATATCCATATTCTCCAATACAAGTGTTAAGGCCTTATGAATATAATTATTTTGTTTTCCTCTATACATGTATTTCAAATTAAACTCTGCTGGTAATTCAAAAGTCAGACCATTATTTTGTTTTCTATCTGGTAACATGTAATAAGTGAACATGTTTATAATATCATCTACTGTCTGTGCCTCTTTAGCATTTGATGGCATAAATGAAAAATCAAAACTAAATGTTCTATAATCCATTCCTGTGAATAATACTTCAGCCTGACTTTGATTAACTGCTGATCCTGTTGCTGATTGTAAACCACCTGCTGTACCACCAAACTGAGAAGCTTCACCAACTACTTTTCTAACAACAGATCCCACACCACCTCCAACTCCTTCTTGGTTATCTGTGAATATTTGAGCAAGAGTTCCTAATCCACCTATGCCTTCATCAGTATAATTTGATTTGTGATTTACACTTATGGATTTGGGTGTGTATATTGATATAGCACCTACTGGTGTGTCACTATCTTTTCTAGCTTTATTTCTAGCACCAAATATTACTGTTCGGCCTCTTTTTTTGTAAATAGAATCTGTAGCGGCTGCAGCTTTAAGTCTTTTTTGTTTTTCTTTTAGCAATCTACTAACAGATTGATTTTTAATTTCAGAATTGACAAACTGTGCCTGTTGAACATTTGTATCACCTTTAAACCCATACTTATATACTTGCTCTGTTTTCTCAAATATAGTAAATAAGATATAATGTCCGTCTGTGTCTTCTACATTTAATGGATAGCTTTTTACAATCATTTTTAACCTCTTGTATATTTATATGTGAAAAATGAGATTAAAATACTGATTTAACAATGTTTCTAGGATTTGTTGAAGTTAGTCTAGGTCCCATAAATGTACTCTTGGCATTGTTTATAACTTGACTTGTAACTGAATTGTTTACTGCACCATTTTGACCTGTTGTCATATCACGTTTTATTAGTTCATTTTCATTCTGTAACTGTTTCATTGAGTTTGCCTTTAACATAACTTTTTCTGCGTTTATTTGAAATACTTGATCTAATCCTACATTTTGACTTTGTTTTCTAGCGGTTGCATTAGGTGTATCTAGTGCTTTTGAAATATCACTATCTGAAAGTTCACTCTCAGCTGCAATTTCATCTGCACTTTGCCCAAGCAATCCAAATGTTAATCCACTTAACACACTGCTACCAGCGTTGCCTAGTTTTTCACCAAAACTTGCGTCTTCGTCAGCATTAAATCCTTTTACTCCATCATATAATCCCATTCCCCCAGCTGCAACAAGTCCAATACCTGGAATGAATTTAAATCCTCTAAGAGCTGCCTTACCAAACTTACCAGCTGTTTTCCCAAAACCCTTTTTCATTGATTTCTTGTTCTTCTTCTGGTTCTTCTGGTTGTTCTGTTCCATGTTTTTGTTTTTGCCAAACATATTTTTAAACTTATTAAGACCAAGTAAACTTGCTGCTCCACCTGCTGCCTTACCGATCATACCTTTACCACCTTTAAGTAGTTGTTGTATTCCTAATGCTTGTAATATTCCATTACCACCACCATCACCTTCTTCAGTTGCTTCAGTCAAATCTTCTAACAGTTCATTTGTTCTTTCTGTGTTTTGCATAATTGATTCAAAAATATTAAGTTCTCTTTGCTTCACATTTGCTTGTTCTTTTTGCGACTCTTCGGATCCTTTTCCCATAAAAAGATTTTTAGCAAGATTACCAGCTTTACTACCAACACTACCTGATGATGTGTCGTCTGAATAACTATTTGATGATTCTGGTTGAGAGATACCCTTTCTCGTTTCAGCAGCCTCTTTTAGTTCACCTCTAGTTCTCTCTTTTGCAGCTCTCAATCCTGTTGATTTGGCAAGTCTATCTGCCTCATTTTTTGCTTGTAACCTCTCTCTTATCATATCACCTACGATAGGAAGATCACCTAAAAATCTGTCTGCTAATTTTAGAGGTTTGAATTGTGATTTAAAGTCTTCAAAGGCAAATGCAGCCCGAGCAATAGGACCTTTTAAATTTGTTATTTCAAGTAATACTGGTTCAACTGTTTTTTTGATATATTCCTGTTCTTTACTATCATACAATCTTCCACCTTGTACTTCATTTAAAAGTCTTTCATATTTTCTGATAAATCTAACTAAGTCATTGTAGGATCCATCTTCAAGGTTTTCAATATCACCTCTAAGTTGTTCTGGAATGTTTTTTACAGCACTTGATACCTTATCAAATTTTATACTACCTGAATTGTTTTCTTTTGAAAATTGCTCATCAACTTTTATCTGAACATTTTTAGAAAATTGTGTTCCTGCTTCAGCAATTGCAACACGATCAGACTCACCTTTAAACTCGTCTTTTTTTTCTTTTAACAATGTCTGAAATCGTTTTAATCTTACCATTACTTGAACCTCTTGTTGATGTATTTGTAAACAGCATATGCCACTAACAACACAACAATTGTACCGATGCCATCAGTCCAACTTGTATCATTTATAACTTGTAATAACTCTGCTGTAATTTGCATTATTTCTTACTCTTACTTGTTCCTGTATATAAACCAAACCAGGCAGCGCCAGCACCTACAACGATACTGATTAACCCACTTTGTTCCATAGTTGGTGCTTGTAAATTCATATACCATATTACACATTTGTATAATAAGACAATGTAAACTGTTAAAAACAATCTAGGAAATATTCTCCATGCGTCAACAGCCTTTGCAAGGTCAATTAAACCTTGATATTTGTTTTTACTAGAGTCTACAGTTGACGTATCAATCTCTAACTCTAAATTTACTTTTTTAGTTTGTTCTTCCATGTCTATCCTCTACTTTTTTTTGCTTCATCGAGTCTTTGTTTTTCTTCTCGTAAGTGTTCTAGTAAAAGGTCTATGTATATCTCCCTCTCCCACGGCACCATTGACTCTAATTCATCTAATGAATATTTATGATGATGAATCAATGCAAAATTAGTTCTATAGTAATTTTCTAGCGTGTCATGGTTGAGGGAAACTAAAAAAAATCTTTAGTTCCAGACAACGTCAAACTAAACTCTTTACCAGACTTAGGATTACTATATTTAATAACATGTTCAATTTTAGGCACTGATTTGAACCATTTAACAAGTAAACCAAACTGATCCTTAGTTAATGTATCAATCCATTCATCAAACTCCTCGTCTGTTATGTCCTTTCGATAGTAAGTATCATCGCCATTGTATATCATTTTTAGACAATCTTTAATAAGAGATAGACTTAGTAGGGATGTTTCATCATCTTTCATCACTTCTCTTATTGTAGGATATCTTAATACAACGCCATATGATTCTGTAAAGGGTACTTCAGGTTTAGATTTAGGATCAATCTCAACTTTTATTTCATCGAGGTTTAACTCATAATCAACTGTAACCTTATCATCATCTGGACATTTAAGTTTTAATTTGACAACCTCACCCACTGACTTTGATCGTATCTTCAAAAACAAATATTCAAAATCAAATATAGGTAGTTTTTCTACATCTAATTCACCGTCTATACAGTTAGATACAATTTTAACTAAAGCTTCTCGGATAGCATCATCGTTATCGGCCTCTAATGCCACTAACATAACCTTTTCCTCTTTAACTAAGAACGGTCTAAATTTGATTTTTTGTTTTGTAGATGGTAACTCACATTCATAAGTAGGTGTCACAATCTTCGGTATTGCCATAATTTAACTCCTTTATAATATTATAATATAATTCTATTTATTAGAAGAATGGAGGCACTACTCTGCCACCAAATATCTTACCTGTTGGGAATCTTGTTTTTGCTATGTTAACAACGTCTCGGCCTGCTCTTCTAATATCAGGTGGTAATTTTCTTATTAACGAACCAAACTTACCATATTGATCTAAGTTGTCTATTTTAGCAATGTTCCCATGTAGTTTGCCTGGTACAACATTATATCTACCTTCATTGACTAGTGCCAAATCAGCAGCAGTTAAATTGTATCTGTAAGAAAACGTAACTGATAATTTTACTAAATCTGCTGAACCATAACTCATTGATATATCACTAATACTTTTTGGGAATGCTTCCATTACATGAACAAAACTAGTCCCAACAGTTGCATGTGCCATAGGACCCATGTACTGATTGTTTGATGTAGGTTCACTTCTCTTACCAAAAACTGACATTGCCTTTTCAGCAATTGATGAAATATTTTTATTAACCGGTTGTGGTTGTAACTCTGGATTTGTCTTTACAGTTACTAATGGAAATATATCAATTGATCCTACATACTCATCATAATAGTTAGCGTTGTAAGTATATGGATTAACTGCCATGTTTTGCCATGACTTAAACAATTGATGTTCGGCCATATCTTGTCCCATGTAAAATGTAAGTGTTAAATCATCATAGGTAACACCTCTTGCAATTTTTCTTTCAGGACCATATAGATCATCTTTTGTTTCATCTGCGATTGTTCTACCTGGTAATGTGGCACCTTCACAGAAAAAAAACAATCTGTCTTTAATACTTTTGTGTAATGAATTTGTATAGTCTGAAGCAATTTGATATTCTTCAAACTCTGGTAATGCATTTGATTCTGTAATTAATTTATTAGGAAAGTTAATAGTTACCATGTAACGATTTGTTCTTGCCAATCCACTACCTTCAGAAATAAACGATCTAAACTTATTGACTTCGGTGTTTCTGTTGATACTTGCTCTACTTTGATCTACTCGTTTTTGTGCTTCAACAGGATCAAATCCTCTATCTCTAGGCAATCCTATTCTTACATCGAACCCACCTATTTTTACACCTTGTCTGAATATTGCCATTATTTTTCCTTTTTACCACATTGGCATCTTTTGCCAAACAGTTTATCAATTAGTTTATTAAACCAGTGTTTCATTATTGATCTCTCTTTGCTATTTTACCAGCATTCTGTCCTTCTTTTAGGACGTAATTTTGCGTTCCGTTAGCACCGGTTTCAACTGATCTAACTAAAGTTCTTTGTAATATTTTTTCTTTATGCTCTTTTAACTTTTGTTGTGTATGCATTTCTAATTTTTTAGTGTCTCTCATTATAACATCCTCCTACTATCTGCCCACACTTTACGCTCTGTTGCTTTCTTAAAGTTTGCAACAGGAAGATAGGCTGCAATAGCAGCGTCATCCATATTTATCTTCAAAAAAGGAGTTGTTGCCTTGGCATACAAATACCTTTTAAGTGTCGGCTTGATTATTTTTAAGTTCTTTAAATCATCATAATATACAACAAATCTACTGTTTGCTTCAAACCTTGGACTGTTTGTGTATCTTTGTAATATATCTAATAATTTAAATCTCAAAGTTGGTGGTAAATAGTGAAAATTCAATCCTATAAACCCACCAGGTACAAATCTTAACGGCAACACTAGAGGAAACACATCATAATATTTTAATGTGTTGGCATACTTAGGACTATAACCAAACAAATTTAGATTACCTTCAGTTGGTGATCCTTTTGTTTTACCTTGTCTAATTAATTGACTTGCATTTGTCTTAATTTTAAGTCTATTAATTTGTGCCCTATACCAGTCAACAGATTTTCTATTTTTAAAATCTCCTGCTTTGTCCTTTAGTCTATCAAATACAGTTGCCATATGTATATTTATAATGAAATAAATAATAATATGAGATTTAAGAAACTAACAAATATAGATAAAAAACCATACAAAAGCAAATATACACCTACTAATCCAGAGAAGTATAAAGGTGATGTTACAAATATAATCTGTCGTTCTAGTTGGGAACGTAAGTTTGCCAATTGGTGTGATAGGAATGAAAATGTCACTGAATGGGGTAGTGAAGAATTAATAATACCCTATCGATCAGTTGACAATAGAATACATAGATACTTTCCTGACTTCTACATGAAGTATAAGCAACCAGATGGCACTTATAAGAAAATAATAGTTGAGATTAAACCTAAGTATCAAGTACAACGGCCTGTTAAGAAAACAAGAAGTAGCCGTGTTTATAGAAATGCTGTTTTAACTTATGAGACCAACAGGCGTAAATGGGAAACTGCAAACGCCTGGTGTATTAAACATAATATGAAATTCGTTATACTTACCGAAGATCACTTAAAGACTTTTTAAGCAGCCTTTTTTAACTTTATTTTTTTTAACTTTAATTCTTTAATTTCTTTTTTAAGTTTTTTAATGTCAACTGATGTACTTTTTATTTTGGCATTTTCAACTTCGCCGTGTACTACAATAAAGTCTTCATTTTCTTTATGACTATTGATGTATTTGTTAATATCAAATGCACCAGATTTTACGTCTTTGCCTAGTATCATAGCAAACACTAAATAAAATTTTGTCATTTCTTTATTGTATTCAGCAAAAATATATGGTTTAGGTGTTTCTATTCTGGAACCGCCTGGGCCGAATACAAAACAATCTTTTTCAGTTTTATCTGATTTACTTTTTACTTCAAGTTCATAATCAAAATCATGTCTTTTTAAAGCAGGAAAATATAAATCAAAATCGTATTGTTCTTTTTTATCATCACTGTTTAATGGAGCAGACTCCATTTCACATTTTTTTCCGATTGTGCCGTGTAATCTCTCGGTTGTACAATGACTATCGTTTATAGTATGCGATACTAATGGTGTAATTGCTTTTTGTCCCCAATGTTTTTTGTGAGGTCTACCTGTTCTACTATCAGTTAATAGCATTTCTACTTGCATTTTTCTAACTGTCTCTAGTAAAGTTTCTTTTAAAAGGTTTGAATGTTTTAGATAATATTTCACCCAAGGAAAAAAGTTTTTAGGTTTTTTTGGTTTTTTCTGTTTCGCAAGTAAAATTACTTTTTTCAATTCTTTAGTTGTTGGAATAATACTATCTAAGTTTTTAATAACTTTATTTCTTTTTCTTTTATCTGAAATAGTATTAATTGAAATTAAGGTATTAAGGTCTTGGATATGTAAATTCCAGTGTTTACAAAATTTATCTTTTTGTTTTTTTGTAAGTTTGCCGTTTGTTGAAATACTTTCTATTTTTAAAAATAGATTAGATAGTCCTTGTTCATTTCTTTTTAGTTTATTATAGTGTTGTAACACTTCTTTAATTTGTGTTTCATTTAAATCTGATTTATCATACACATAATCAGCATAACAAACTCTAACATACTTAGCACCAGCACGTATAGCAGCTTCAAATCTGTTGTGTCCGCTCCAAATTGTTTTTGTTTTAGGACAAATATGTATAGCATCAGTATTCGGAATTTTTACTTTTAATGACATTCTGTCTTTGTAATCTATAACAAGATTTTCAATATCTTTTTCGTTTTGTTCAGTATAATAAAACTTATTTTCAGGACACTTTTTCAACTCACTGACTTTCATTATATTATCTTTAATTTTAAAACTAGGTTTAAACATAGTATAAGAACTGTCAGGATTAAATCTACAGTTTAAAATTCTAATTAATTCAATTTCTTCTTTTTTTATCATTTTTGACATTATATTTTTCTCTCTTTCAATAATTAGTTTTTTGTGTAAAATTTAATAAGATTATCAAAATTAATATCTAAATGATTTAATAATTTTGTAGATAATTTTAAATTCTTCATTTTTGTTAGAAATGAAATTTTTGATTTTGAATCATCACAAGTTTTAAACTCATTAAAAAGTGATTGTTTTGTTATTTTCATAGTGTTCATAGTGTTTTCTTTCTTGTTAGTGTTGTTTTTCATATACACATAATATACACTAAAAAGGAGTAAAAATCAAGTAAAAAATGGGTTAAATAAGGCGCATTTTGTCGCACCTACAGGAGAACAAAACGTGAACAAAACGTGAGATTTTAATCGTCTTTTTTGTCTGTTTCTTCGTAAGTGGAAGGACACCCACCCCAGCCTTCATTGTCATCATTGATGATAAGACCACGGTTGTGTTTTTCTGCTAAGTATTTTTCTTCTTCGTTCATTAAAATACTTATAATAAAAAGTTTACAAAATTTACAACTATTTTGTAAATCGAGTCAATGAATTGTAAAGAATTATTTACTAAATTTACAACTATCAAAAATATAAGGTGGCCCGAAGGCCACCCTTTTGGAAAAGTGAGAGAGATAGTTTAGGAATCGTCTTCCGCTAACTTGCTAAAATATGACAAGTCATCGTCTGACTCATCCGCTTTTCCTACAGAACCATTAGTTTGAGGTACATCATTACTAATTGGTGGGAGATCAATATCCTCAACTGATTCTGTACTTCTTTGTCCAGTAAGAACCTTATTCAGTTTCTCTTTGAGTTCGTCATAAGATTTAAAATTACTAGGATCAACGAAGGCCTTTAGAGCGTGTTGAGACTTCCACAAAGTGTCAATCTCCTCATCAGTAGTTTTTACTTTACTGACTGGCTCAAATTCAGATTTATCGTAATTCCAGTATCCATCAACTTTTCTGATTTTTAGTTTGAAGTTTGCACCTTCCCAAAAATCAAATGGGTTAACTGCCTTCTCATCTTCAAATTGTGGATTCATTGCTTCAGATATTTTATCAAATATCTTTTTACCAAATTTGAATAAGAAAACTTTACCATCGTTCTCTGGATGTTTTGGATCAGAAACAACTAGAATATTAGAATAGTAAGATAACTTTCTTTTTCTTTTTCTAGCAATCTCTTTGTCTGCCTCAATACCTGTATTCCACAATCTAGTGTTTTCTTCACTAACAGGATCTTTTTGAGACATTGTTGTCAATGAGTTTTCAATATACCATTGACCACCTGGTCCTTGAAAAGCATGATTCCAGACTCTTTGCCATGGTAAGTCTTCACCTTCAATAGCAGGTAAAAATCTAATTACAGCATATCCGTTACCAGATTTATCTAACTCTGGTTTCCAGAATCTATCGTCTTGGTATGACTTTTTCTTTTCAGGTTGTTCGATTGATTTTTCTAACTGTTTAGTTAGTGTGTCAAAGTTTGACTTTGACTTTTTTAGGGCTTCTAATGCACTTGACATTGTATGTATCTCCTTGTATGTATTGTTGTATGTATTAATTTAAATGTAATATTATTTATACACCTTTTACTGACAATCATCATTATTTTTATAAACAACTTTTTTATTTGATTTTTGCCATTTCTTATATCCTTTATACCACTCTTTAGCAGAGGATATCTTAGGACCTGGTAATGATCGTTTGATTTTCCATTCTCTAATTTTTTCACACTTCTCAACGATCCAGTCTAATAGTAAGTATATAAATCTGTCAAACATAATTCTTATTATATCACACTTTACTCATTTTGTCAACAAGCTGTGCTTGGGTTATATATTGCAATCTGCCTTGTTCTTCCCACTTATTCCACTTGTCTATTTTCTTGTTGGTGGGTTTATTATCTGTGCCTTTGTTTACCTTGTAAAACTTGATATTAGGATTCCAATCCATTAAGGTATACCACTGACTAATCCAGTTGTCTGCTGGTATGGCACTATTCTTATCTATGCCGTAGTGTTTTGTATTTTTAAACATATTGTTTAGCAAGTTTGTATCTGAAACCAGATCATGGCCTAACAAATATATTTCATCTGGTTGTTCTACTTTTGTAGCAATATAACCACTAGAAGGACCACACGCCCAACCATGATCTTTATAATCTTTCCATACTTCTCTTAAATCATGTGACTTGTCGTTCTCATGTATCCAAGAAACAAACACCTGTGAACTTTGTATTTTTTTTCTTACTATATCTGGTGTAGCATTAGGATGTGATCTCTTTACATTTTTAATAATACTTGCCATGCCAGCAATAGATGTTCCGTGTATTACAAATTCTTTTGCGTTGCCTCTTTCGTTTTCTTTTATAACATCAAAGTCTTTTACTAAGTCATAGTCTTCACTTGTAACAAATCCACCTACAACTGTTTCATACATTTCAGCAGGTACTTTTGTCCAGTTTCTAAACCAACATGGTTTGTTATAAGCAAAACCACTGTGATATATTTCATGTACAATACCATTATCAACTGCCGTCAATACATCTATCAAATCTGCTTCGTCTCTATAAGCAGCGTTGCACATATAAATCTTGCCATGTTGCTTTAGTGATTGCAAAGGAAAGTCTCTACGACTTTCACCGTTACCTATACAAAATACTCGTTTCATTTTATAACTGTTACAGGACTTTCTGTTTCTATAACAACTCTAGCACCACAAGACAAAATAGGCTTATCGTTGCCGCCATATACAATACTAGAGGGTCCGTCAATATTGACTTGGTGGCAATAAGTATTTTTCTTACCTTGTTTAATTGTAATAACTGGATCATTTGTTCCATTCTTTTTGTTTGCTCGTATGACATGTTGATTTACATGTATAAAAGTCTTAGGTTTTTTTCTCATTTGTATCCTTAAATGCTTTAGAGTACAATACTCTAGTTCTTAATGTTCCCATTGATCCTCTATTAACAGGTTTAGGTTTAGAGTAGTTTATTGTATAATATTTGGGAAACTTTTTATTTAACTTTTTAGAACATTCATCTTCCATTTGTTGTGTTCTAAATATGCTACACCCGCCATCTTTATTATATTTTTGATAATAACAAAACTCTTCCATGATAGCATTAGGATATCCTTTTGTTAATAATTGTAGATTAAAATGTATATCTTCAGATATGTACACATAATTAAAATCAATCTCATCAATTACTTTATCTAATTGTTCACCATCAATTGAGAATATTGCAAATATACCACCATTGTGAAATATAGGTTGATCAAATCTAGGTAGTATTGATGAAAATTTAAATCCACACATAATATGATTGTTATCGTGTTGATCGTTTAATCTTTGTAGCAATTCATTCCAATCATTATTTAATAGTAATCTTTTAGCACCTTCCATATTAGATGGTTTACTAAAATATTTTGCGTTTCTTCTATATAGTAGAACATCATCATCTACCACAAGATATCTTTGTTTACCTGCTGTTCTATAAATGATTTCTCTTGTTTTTGCAATACCTATATTATCATCTACGACTAATAAATTTTTACCTTTAAACAAATGCTCTTCTTGTTTTTGTACAACAAATATAACTTTTTCTTTTAAGAAGTCAGGAAGACTTTCAAAAAATATTTGTTTGTCGTGTCTCTTAAATGTAGGAATATAAATTTTATTCATTATCTTGTTACCAAATTATTAGGTTTATCGATAGGCATTCCTGTTCTATCAAACCATTTATTTTTATAGTTATAAACATGACCCAATGAACCATTATCTAACTTAATAGATTTCTTTTGTACATTGTATTCAGTTGTAGCATCTTTTAAAACTACATATACTTTGCCATGTAAATCCATATAAACTCTATCGATTTTTGTATCACCTATTTTATTAGACTCTGGTAATATATCATTATAATCCATAACTACTCTTTAATCAAATATTTGTGACACATAGGAAAATGATCTTTTATGTGTCTGGTAAGTTGCATACTCACTTCTCTAGTTTCTACTTGAGCGTCTTTTTTATTTCTTAAATTACACACTCTAGCAAATGCATAGATTGAACCTGACCATATCCATTCTGTCATCATGTTTTGTGGTAATATCATTCTTGCCATTTCAGGTGCAATATCTTCATCTAACATTGAACCATATAATTCTTTTGCTGACTTTACAAAATCTGTAATATCAAATTCAACTTCTTCGTCACTTGATCCTTGTTTTTTATTTTCTGCCTTTTTTCTCCACATGAAAGGTATAAAAAACTCTGGTTCTTCATCTACATATCTTCGACTAACTTCATTCCATACTAGTCCTACTTGATGTTTAACTAGTTGTCTTGCTACAAATATAGGTGCCTTTATTCTAAAAGATATAGACGCATGAGCAAATGGTGACCAATGTTCATGGTCTGCCAGATACTTGATAAGTTTTTCGTCTTTGTCGTCAAATTTTGATTTGAATTTATTAAAGGATACTCTGGCAGCATTAACTACTGATAAGTCACTACCCATTTTATCAATTACACTTATGTTCATACAAACACCTCTCTCATTATAAATTTACATTTAGTTAGATTGTATCTAACAAATGGTGAATACTTTTTTAACCTTTTTGAGACATCAGGCCAGATAACTTGTTCCGATATGTTCTTATCCCAATTCTTAACAAACGATAATATCTTATCAAAGATGATGATTGTTTCCAATCTGATCTTTTTTGAAAGAAGTAACCGTAGCAAGATAGGATGTTGTCCGCTATTGCATAAGAGACCATCATCAAAGCGAATAGAGTTGTCGCTAAGGTCATTATAAAAAACAGTACAATCATTTCGAAAATTGTAACTAAAAGATTCATTATATTTCTTCCAATCGTTGTAATTAGTTTCTCCTTCATTTCTTACTAAATCTCCTACCCAAGTTTTGGTTTTGTTTAAGAAGTTTGAAACAAAATACATCATCAATTCTTCTTCGTTATATTTAGTCGTTAATTTATGAAAGAAAAACCTATCGTTTCTTTTTAGAAACGTATTCATACTGCAATTTACTTTGGCATTATGTTTAAAATAGTCATAACTACTGGAAGTAAAATGCAACTTAATAGCAAGATATAACCTGTAACATTCATAACTCGTCATAGTGGCAAGCAAGCAGTACTTGATTTTTCAATCAGGTTCAACTTCTCAGCCTCCATTTGTATTTTTTCTTTTAGTGATTTGTTTATTAATGGTCCTACAGTTGACGTGTCTATATCGTTTTCTTCACAATATTTTAACACAGCGTCCATGTATGGAATTCTTCTCTCTTTAACCATTGCTTCTATAAGCAATCCAAACTTCTTACTATTCATCAACATAATATAATCCCTCTCAATTAAAATTCAACCATATCTCGTTCTCGGTTGGCGTATTCTCTATTTTGATATTCAAACTTTATACTTTCAAAAACAAATGTTTTACTCTTTTTGTTTCCTAATGCACTTAGATATTCACCTGATCTGTTAGGGTGCCACTTACCTAGTGACGCCTCTCTACCCATACCTAAACTACCTGTTGTGTTTGTACCTACAACATAAGCGTTATCATTGTCTGGTTGTTTAATTAAAACAGAGTCTTGTGAATATTTTTTACCTAGAGCAACAGCAAATTGTTTTGTTCTATTCTTATCTTTGTCTTCTGGACCGATTATCATAAAAGACATTTCAACTGTTCCTTGATATATGCCTTTGATAGTTAAGAAACCAAATCCATTTCTTCTAATATCTGCCTTTAGTTCGTTTGTTCTTTTGGCATTTTCAGCCTTGGTATACTGATCTCTTTCAGCAGATACAATAGCAATATTTCTTTTTTGAGTATGAGAATAGACTCTACTCAAACTTGCTTCGTTATAAAGTTCTCTAAATTGTTTCATATCTTATTATAACACGGTTATGTTAAAAAGTCAATATCCTATTTAAGCCACTTGGCTTCGTCATCTGTATATGGCCACATTATTTTATGTACTCCTTAAATTCTTCTAATATTTGATGATTAAATGATAAGTCAAATGATACATACATTAAACATGATTGGAATCCTTCTGGAGCAATCATTACAGGTATCAATCGATTTTCGTTCATATTTATATAAATCATTGACGCAAATACTATATCACCATCTGATTGAGCACCGACTTTACCAAATGAAATAGTAACAGGTTTATAGTTGTGATCTGATAAAAATTCTTCTACATCTTCAGCAAGACCACACCAAACTGGCACTGTTGATTCTATAAACTTAAATGGTTTACCATTGTGATCTGAATATGATACTGTAGAAAATAAACATAATAACAATGTGAGTATTATTTTTTTCATTAGTAAGTCCTTATTGACTTAACTATTTATACTACATTTGCTATTTGTTCACTGTGTTTATTGAAAAAATCAGTTGTGTGTTTAACGAATAACTCTTGGTGTTCTTTAATCTTA